AGATGTATCTCTAGAAAATATTAGTTTTATGTAAATGGATGATTTTAATATTTCAACGCTTCATGAAAGTAGAAATGAATGGAGTGCAAGGTTAATTTCAATATTAACGCCTTTAGTTATTGATGGTTATAGATCAATTTTGAATGAGGCCATAAAATTATGTAAAGAGAACAATGAAATGGAGAAGTATTTAATGACTTTCCAAAATTTAATTTCTAGAGTCCCTAAGTGGAATTCAATTATTATTGAAAATGAGAGAAAGAGAATTTTAGACAAATCCGGTTGTTCTTATTTAGAAGATTTGATTACATGTGTTCACATTATTCAACTAAAAATATTAACTGTAATGAGAGTAGGTCAAAAACAAAAAAAAATCGATATAAATATTCCAAAATTGGATGATTTTATTCAAAATGTTTATATTCATGTTGCACGCAAAATTTATAAAAATGTCTATTTATTTGACATAAATGTAGCACCACTTCAACTTCAAAAACACAATAGAGAATTGGAAGTCATTGTACAAGAATGTATATTGAATACATTGAGAGAAAGTGTTCCAGTTGAGGCTATATTAAAAGCTTATATGGATGAAACAATTGAAGAAGATGTTGTTGAGGAAATAAAAGAAGAGATTAAGGAGCAAGTAATTGAAAATAGTGAAATCAATTCAATGGAAGGTGGTAGTGTAGAACCGACATCAGAGACACTCACTAACAGTGAAAATAGTCAAAATAGTCAAAATACAAAAATAAGTTTCAATGACATTGATTTAGTAAAAGACTATTCAAACAAAGAAGAACAAATAATGGCACCTAAAACAATTGATAGATTAGAAATGATTAGTGAACAAAGAAACAATCAAAGAAAAATAGAGTCTGCCGATGATGAAAATGAAAATATAAAATTAAACATATCAGATGAAAATATCGAGTTAGATAATTTGGATGTTCATATAATAAATGAACCTGAATTAGAAATGTTACCAGATTTGATAATAGATGATATTGAAGTTTTGGAATAAAAAGGTTGTTTGTTGTATCTTGGTAAATTGGTCCATTTTGCGTAAAAAAAATAATAAGAATGTGCTTTAGTAATTTATGGATAATATATTTATAATAGCCGCAGTAGTGTCTATAATTTTTTTAATTTTAAAATTTATTGAAATGCGATTTATAGAAAAAGAAAATAAACCATTAAAAGTATTAATTAGAGATGCTTTGGTTGTTTATTTTAGTGTGGTTTCAGGATATTTTATTTTAGAACAATTAAAACCAGTTATTCAGAATGGTGGTAATTTGACAAGTAATACAACGCCGATTTTTGTAGATAATCCCGAATTTTAATAATAAATAATTATTTGAAATGTAATTGTTCAGAATATAAATTTACACCTTTTTACATTTCAAATGCCGATTATTTATCTTCTAATTTTTTTAATCTTTCATCTACAATTTGTAGAATATTATAAATTGATTCCAAATGTGTAACAAGTTGTTGGTCATAATATCTTGCTAATGGAACTGATTTAGAATATCTATTATTATTAATCGCAGTTTTCTTTTCAGTTAATAAATCATTTATGACCTTAAAATTATGGTCTATTGATGTTTTTTTATCACGTTCATCTTTTTCTTTTTTTTGTTTTTCCAATTCTAATATTCTTAATTGTAATTGTTGTATTTCTTCGGGAAGTGAACTCATGTTAAAATATAAATACTATTTTGTTTATTATTTATATTTCAATTTTATTATAAAATCGGCATTTGAAATGTAAAAAGGTGTAATATAAATATAATATTATTATTACCTAATAATATTATCACATAATAATATTATCACATATTAATTTATTATGGAAAATGGATTCAATATAGAAATAAAATATTTACGAAAAATTCCTAGTGATATTTTAGTAAATCATATAATTCCTTATACTTATCAAACTCAAGATAAAGCATTGTTAAGCGATATTATTTCATTTAAGAAAGATTTAGATATGATTAAAAATATATATATATTTGATTATAATTTTCATATATTATTGAATGATTTAATATTATTTTGTGATACCGAATTTTGCAATTTTCTCTCAATTACACGACCTAAAATAAAAAAACTATGGGGTTTATTGACTATTATTCAAAGAACGCGATTTATAAATAAATATATTGAATAATTTTTGTAATAACAACGAAAAGATCCTACCAAAAAAGTTTATAATATAGATATAACGAGAGAAAATCTGTACTTCATTATATTTATTATAAAATTCAAACTGTTCTTTTGTTGTAACATAATGAAAACTGGCACTTGTCTGTAGTTGATTTGCGTTATTATGAGTAGTTGGATGCAAATAATTCGAGTTACATAACTGAACCAGTTCCTTTTTTTCAGTAAGTAACCTTTCATTAACAAGTTTTACCCATATTCCAAAAGAAACATCTCCGTATAATTGTTCATAATATTTTTTTTGAATATAACTTATACATGAATTATTAATAAAATCTTTCATTAATAAATAAGTTGGTTTTGAGATTATAAAACCGGCACCACCACTCATATATCTCATTTCTCTCAAATGTGTTAAAATATTTCCAATATATATATATTGTTTTTCGTTGAAACTAGAGAGAAGTTTATAAATCCTATTAGGAAATACAAATGTATCATCATCAATAAATACATACCAATCGTAATCAATATTCAAATTTTTAAAAAATGCAATATATTTATCTGGACAACTCCTATAGTCGTCACTTGTATTCCAACCATATATAGATATGGTTATGTTATCATATTTTTGTCTCGTAGATTTACAAGATAAATAATAGCAATCCTTTTTATTCATATATTTAAAACAAGTTTGTAATTGCCATGATACCCGTGTTTTCAAATATTTTTCACAAGTTAATATTATATAAGCAGTTTTGGTCATATAGGTTAATTTAATATAAAATAAATATCAAATTAACGTCCACTCCACACTTTTATAATATAATGTGGTAATCTTTTTTTAACAAGTAAATCATGTTTGTAATTTTCAAATGTATAAGAAAAATTATTAATATATTGCTGAATTGATCCAAACATGGATTTCATTTTTTTGGTAAAAGGTGATTCTAAAGAGAAAATTACTCCAAAAATACGTTCTAAACAACATCTATCTGGACGATTATAAACTTTATTAATTAAACTATGCATATTATATTTATTAAAAATATGTATTAAAAAATCATGATTGATGTAACTTTGAACACCAAAACATCCATGCCATTTGTTAAAATTTTGCATAAATGTATCAGTTAACAATAATTTTTTGTGCATTAAGGGTAAATGATTAAAATTTGATATTAATCGTAATGAATTATTGACATTTTCATTATCCGGTTCAAAATGCCACAATGGTAATACTTTTATTTTACCAAATTTTTCAAAAGGTACTCTCTTATGTATGAAAATACTATCGTGAATAATTACAGCATTATTAAACCATTTACGATGAAAATAATAATAGTAAGGTAAAAGTTCTCCTCTTTTTGGAAATTCTGATTTTACAATCTCAACATTTTTGTATTCATAATCAGCTTTAACATACTGATAATTACTATTATCATCAATAATAACAATTTTTCGTAAAGGGTAAAATTTTCTTAAACAACGTATACATTGGTTCCAATAATTATTTGTAGTTTCCGAATTAACGTGTCTTGTAATTATAAACCCATAATCATCTAATTGTTTCGAATCTCCCATTATTTATAAATTAATAAAAAAATTATTTTATTTTATCTTAATACTTTTTAATACATTATTTGAATTGTATCAATATCAATATAAATACTATTATTTTGGGTTTTATTTCTTTCTAAACTATCTATTAAAAATTGTTTAAATTCAGGTCTTTCTAGTTGAAGAATGGGTGTATGTTTATGAACATGTCTAGCAACCATTTTGTATAATTTGAAATCCGGATATCTCTCATCGCCATTATTTTTATATAGCACATTTGTTCCATTATCATCTAAACACCATTCAAATATAATTTTTTTTAATGGATTGTCGGTAAAAGTACTTTGTGTTTTAATTTCTTCTAAATCAATTACATAATCAAAAATCGAACAAGCTAAACGGCATAAATCAAAACTAAAATTTGGTTCGATGCGCGATTTATTTTCATTAAAGTATGGTTCTGTATTATATTGACCTGCCGCATCATTTCCATTTTTAAAACTGTCGCTGCAAAATACTTTCCCTTGAAATTTATAAATACTACGTCCAAAATCAATTATCTTGAATATTTTGCCATAAGTAGGGACTTTGTATATATTGTTATTGAAACGATAAGTGATATAGTTTTGTGATGTTTTATTATACATTATATTATTTGTATGTAAATCATTGTGAGTAAATGAAAATATATTTTGATATGTTAATAAAATCATGATTATTTGCATAAGATATGCAAACCATTCGTCATTTGTAAGTTGGTTATTCATTATTAAACTATCTAGTGTATTCTCACAATTTTCCATACATATTATTTCAATAGGTAATTTTGGTATTGTTGCAAAAATCTCTTCTTCTTGTTCTTCTTCATCCGAACTATCATGAGAATTCTCTTCACTATTTAAATCTTCCCATGATCCATTTGAATCATTACAATCACCACAATCCTTATCAAATGACAAATCATCACGGTTTTCACTATTAGTATGTGATGTTCTAGAAGAACATGTTGAATTTGATTTAATAGTTGTCGTTTTACCATCATTAATTAAATTTAAATTGACATCAATATCAAATAATATTGGTTCAAGTTCATTGTTATTGATTTCACTAGTTTTTGGGTTTGATATAAAAATACTTTCAAATACATCATCGTTTATTGATTTTATAGATAAATTAAAATGATTTTTTTCACTATTATGTATTTTAAGTGGTTTAAGTTGAGGTTTAGTATCATAATCATTGTCAATTAAATGTTCATATTCATCAACAGTAAAAAGTATATTTTTATTTTTATTAAAGAATTCAGAATTATTTAAATAATCTAAATCATCAAATATATTTAATAAAAAGTCATTTTTAATAGAAAGGAATGATCCATAAAAATCTAAACCATGTTGAAAATTATAAATATTTTTTAAAGAAGAAATCAAATATACAAAAAAACCATCAACGTAGGCTGAATTATTCATATCTAAAAATTTAGTATGACATATTGTTTCATTCGAAGTTAAAGCAGGTAAATTGAATAATTTATTATCGTTTAAATTGTATTTTCCAACCAAATATTTAAAAGGATCTATTAAAGGAGCCAGTTTAATAAAAATTTCTTTATCCTTTACTTCATCTGTATCAATATTTTTGATTGTACATTTAAATAAATTATTATGATCTTTGACCTTATGTTTTATACTTTTAATAAACCATTTATTATTTAAATTAATATTGTTAAAATTTGAATCGTTGAGTGAAAAAAATCTATTATAAATTGGAATATAATTTTGAGTATTTGTTACATAGAGTAGTTTTTTTGACTCTAAACTTTCAAATAATTCCAAATTTTTCCTTTTTTGATAGTGAATATCAATAGTAGTCATTATTAGGAATTTAATATATTAAATTATATATAAAATAAACTAATTTAATAAAATCATAAATAATAATTTATTTTGCGTCTAAATTATAAAATTAACTTTTCTAAATAAAATAATAATACTAAATAAATGTCTTTAGAGTTAAAAAAATTTGATATGAAAAGTATTAGTTTTAAAGCAACTGAATCAAAAGGTCCTGTTATTGTCTTGATTGGAAAGCGTGATACTGGTAAAAGTTTTTTAGTCCGTGATTTGCTATATTATCATCAAGATATACCAATTGGAACTGTAATATCTGGAACTGAAGAAGGTAATGGTTTTTATGGTAAAATGGTACCGCGATTATTTATTCACAATGAATACAATACTGCAATTATTGAGAATATCTTAAAAAGACAGCGTAATGTTTTAAAACAAATAAAAAAGGAAATGGAGACTTATAAACGAACTACAATTGACCCACGTGCATTTGTTATATTGGATGATTGTTTATATGATAACACTTGGTCACGTGATAAAATGATGCGTTTACTTTTTATGAATGGTCGTCATTGGAAAATAATGTTAGTGATTACTATGCAATATCCTTTGGGTATTCCTCCAACTCTACGTACAAATATAGATTATGTTTTTATTTTGAGAGAAAATTATATAGCCAATCGTCGTCGTATTTATGATAATTATGCGGGTATGTTTCCGACCTTTGAATCCTTTTGTCAGGTTATGGACCAATGTACAGAAAATTATGAATGTCTTGTAATCAATAATAATGTAAAATCAAATCGACTGCAAGACCAAGTATTTTGGTATAAAGCCGATAATCATAATGATTTTAGATTGGGTTCAAAAGAATTTTGGGATTTATCCAAGAATTATAATTCAGACGAAGAAGAAGAAAAATATGATCCTAATGCAAATAAAAAACGAGGTAATGGACAAAAAATTAGTGTTAAAAAGACGAAATGGTGAGAGTGAATTTCAACACTTAAATTCAACGTGGTCATTTCTAATATCACTATAACCGGGTTTTTGAATTCCTATTCTATCTTTAAAACAATACCAATTGTCGTTTTCTTGCAATGGTTTCCAATAAACATCAATAGCATATATCCATGATTTCCAACTAGCACCTAATTGTTCAAGTCCTTCCCTATAATTATTAATCAATGTGTCATAATATTTTTCGTTTACTAAATATCCTGATGTTGTTTGAGAATATTTAACTTTATGTAAAAAATCATGACTACTTTCTGTATAACTATGTAAATTATATGAAAATAAACAAACATCATAATGTACGTTTGAATTAAAAAATATTTCCATTTGTTTTTCAAATGCTTCGGGAGAAATAACAAAAGTAAAATCGTCTTCCAATATAAGGATATTTTTATAACCGCGTTCTTTGGCAAGTGATATTGCATTATGATGAGAATACGAGCATCCTAGACATCCGTAATAAGATATTTCTACTGCGGGGAAGCGTTCATAATCGAGTTTGTATTGAGTTAATTCTTTTTCGATTTCTTCTTTTCTATCGGTGCGTTTATCTAAATTTATATAAAAAACTTTGTCTATATAATCGGATACCTTGAATGGCAGTTTTTTTGTAATTGCATTTTCGAGAGAACTAATTTTATTCAATAATTCAATATTTATTTTTTCAATATTTTCTATTTTATTGGTTAAAGTTTTAACACTTTGTATTAATTCTGTAATTAATTCATTGTTTATAGGTTGTTCTTGTTCAGTCATGGTTTAATAAGTAATTTAAATTATAATTATATAGTTATCTTTATATAATTATAAATTTTTATGTTTTTGTATTATTGGGTTTTAGTTTGTTTGGTCGAAGTAGGATAATTTACTTCCTAATTCTTTGTAAAAAAATCCATTATAAGGGATATTATTTTCTAAACATTTGGCAAGTGTTTTATCACTTATACAAAGTGATTTTATACAATCATATTTACATAAAAACTCTTTAGTTAAATTACCCTCCAAATCTAATTGTCCAACACCATTTTTATATAACATAGGTGTTCCATTTTTACTTTGAAAATCATTTTTTAAATTATCATCACAATTTTCATATAGTTTGTAAAAAAACCCATCTTTTATTGTAAAATTTTTAACACAGGCATCTAATGCCCTGATTGAGTGATAATTATTCAATTTACAAGCAGTTTTTCTATCTAAATAAACATTAGTTATTTCTGTTTTATCAGTATTTAATTTGGCAATATAACCAACATTTACTATTTTTGTTTCTTTTGTAGGTTCGATATGTTGCACTATATTTGGATCAATATTTCTCTCTACTAACTGCCAACGAAACCCAAAATAAATAGTATTTTCTTGAATAGCTTTCATAATACTTGGACGTTTAATATTTTTATCTTCATTCATTAATTCTGTAACAGATTCATAGATTTTGATAAGTTGGAAATTTTCTGGATTAATTTTTTGTAATCTAGGACCCAAATTAGGTAATTGTTGATTAAACCCAGTTACTAATTTGGTTTGTTGAGAATTTAATTTTTTTAAAATATCTTGATTTGATTGTTCGAGAGAATATATTTTATTTAATAATATTTTATTAGTTTGTATAATTTCCATTAATAATTCATTATTTATATTATTTTGATTATTTTGAATTTGATATTTTAATAATTCATTTTCTTTTAATAATTCACTAACTTTATAATTATAATTATGGATATTATCATCAATAATTTTTAATAAAATTTGATATGTTAAATTTTTTCCAATTAAAAATAGTTCATTTTCTTTTTCATGACCTAATAAATTAGTAACTTTATTTAATTTAATTTCATTATGTATAAAACTCTCAAAATCTTTGCTTTTATCAACAGTAAAACAATTCAATAATAAACACTCGTCATATTTGTTTTTATGTTCATTATATCTATATTGAATACCTTTTGTGCTATGTCCTATTTTAATAATATATTCTCCATTATTGACGGTTTTTACTTTAATTATATAAACAAGACTACCTGATTGTGCATACTCACTTAATAATATTTGTTCTTTTTGTTTAATTAATTTCTCTTCTATTTCTTTATTTTTAATATCTTCTATTTGTGTTAATTGTTTTTTCAATTCTTCACTCTCTTCTTTTGTTATTTCAAACATGATATTTTCTAACTTAATAAAATAGTCATGAACTTCATCTGCTTTTTTTGTACCTGCTTTTAGACAAAAACGTTTAAATGTATCAACATTAATCATAATTATTTCTTTATTATGACCTCCTCTATTACTTTTCTTTGCTCCCGAAGGTACGGGAGCAATAATTTTATAATCATGATTTAAATTGAATTGTTTTTCAAGTAAATATTTTGCATGATATTTTTGTTGAAAACCTAACCATTTCCATACATTATCAAGATCAATAACAAAATCATTTTTAGAATCATACTTTAAATAACAGTAAAAACTAGATAAAAATAATTGTTGTTCATAATTAGTGAATGATTTTTTAACTTTTTCTACTAATTTAGATTGATAATCACCAGAAAATTTGGTAATTTGGTTGCTTTCAATAAGATTGACTATGTCGACACTCATTTTATATAATAAAAAGGTGTAATATCTCTAAGTTGTTTTTTGCTTTAATAATTAAAAAACAATAAATTAATTATTAAAATATACAAATATAAACCACACGATATATGGTGTTTAATTTGAGTATGCCAACCCTCCCATGCCACTCATAATTCTTAGAACGTTGTAGTTAGTGGCATAGACACGGACCTTAGCAGTCTTGGTACCTTCAACAGTGGCGTTAGATAAGACCAATTGTAGTGTGGCATTATCAATTCTGGAGAAATTGCACGTGCCTGAAGGTTGGTGTTCTTCTGGACGAAGAGCAAATGAGTAAACATTAATACCTTCATCAGGGTTTCTGGTGTGAGATTGGTATGGTTGGACCCATGAGAAGTAAGATCCTTCACGCTCAGAGAATCTATCTTGACCGTTAAGTTGTAACTTGGCAGTAACAACTGGGTTAAGACCCCAACAATGCATATCAAGTGAGGTTTCAGCAAGAACGAAAGTTCCGGCATCAGAGACAGTTGATTGATGGTTAACTGAATTAGTACGATCACTTAGAAGTTGGGTGATAACATCACTAGTTAAACCAGTTGTGTTGGCAATGGTGTTAACATCGATGTTTGAACCATATGAGATAGGTGGACCACCAAGGTTAGGTTGGTTATATGGATCATCAGGACCGTGCCAGTATCCAGTTAAACCAGCGCCAATGTAGGCGTCTTCAGCACCGGCATCATTAAATAATCCTCTGACATCAATGTAAGCGCGACTATCAGCAGCCATGGCTGCAGGTCCTCCAAATGCATGGATAGCGTTTGGAAGAGCATCAATGGCATCAGTATAGTTGAATGGTTGAGCACCTAAGACTTTGAATAAAAGAGCATCACATACTAAAGATGAGCAGTAATCTACGTTTTGATCAGGTTGAACAACCCAGATTAATTCTTTAACTGGATGGTTGAAGTTAAGTTTGATCTTGTTACTGGATGAACCAACGGATTCATCACCAGTGAATTGTAATTGAGTGATTAAGTATTCATGAGGATTTTGTGCCATTCTTCTACGTTCATCAGTATCAAGGAAGACGTAATCAACGTAAAGGGAAGCAGCTACAAGGGATTGATTGTAGGCAATAGTAGCTGGAACTGGACGACCTGGTGTAAATTGTCCTGATGCACCACTGTAAGGATCAGTGTTGCATGAAAGAGTAGTGACGGCCCATAAACATTCATCAATTGGTCTAATATCAAGGTTAATTTTAACTTCGTGATATTGAAGAGCAATTAAAGGAAGTGCTAATCCAGGGTTGGTACAGAACCAAAATTGAAGTGGAACATAAAGGGTTGTTTCTGGAAGAGCATTTCTAGGAGCACAAACTTGACGTGGAGCTAATGAATCACAAGGTCCATCAACATCAGCAAAAGAAGGATCAGTGATGAAGGTTAGTTGGGTAACATTACCAATCATCTTGAAATAACCACGTTGTTGTTCAGAGGTCATAGTAAGTTGGTTCCAAATGTGCATCCAGTCACCGTATTGTCTGTCAATTCTTTGACCTCCAATTTCGACTTCAACTTGAGCAACAAGTTGTTCACCTGGGAAATCTAACCAACGAGCATAGACTCCTGATCCTTGTCCAAGAACAAAGGCGCCAAGACCCATAAGTTGGTTAATTTCAGGTAAAGTGATCTGAAGGTAAGTACGGTAAGCTAAATCACCGTTTCTACTGATAATACATTGGACACGACGACCAAAATCAGCTTGACCATTGAAAGTTTGTTCAATTGATTCAATAGCAAAGTTAGTGTATCTACGATAAGTTACTTTCCAAAAGGTAATTTGAGGATTACCTGTTAGATAAACATCTTGTGCGCCATAGGCGACGAGTTGCATTAATCCACCTCCCATTATTTATACAATTGCTAAAGAAAAAAATTTTAGAAAAAACTAATTAATTAAATTAAAAATAATTTAAAATTATAAGTATAATTAATAATTTTAAATAAAT